AAGTGAGCCTTCTGAGCATCCAGTGATTGAGAGGTAATGCTTGGGCTATCATCAGGTGTTAGCCACATGACAGGGCTTAACCCTGCGGCATTCAATGTGTTCAGTTGTACTTCCCAATCGGGTTTGGGGGTGATAATGGAAAGATCGAAATTCGGGCCTCCATTGAATCCATCTCCACCATTGCGACTGTATAAGTAAATATGGGTGTCACCGTTTGCTAGTGCGGCGGCTCTCATTTTACTTTTCTCTGCGTTAGGGTGTAGGTAGTTGAGTGTCATCCACCTACTATCTACCATCAGGAAACTAGCCCTACTCCCATGTATGTCTGCGTTAGAGTTTTTCCCAAGCAGGAGTGCCATCATCAATATAAACATAAAGGCCTTGGCCGCTACCCGGATTCCAGTTCGTTCCATCTGCATATCTTATATCGCCGTCTCTAGGTTTATCAGGGACAACATTTGTTTGCTCCAACCTCATCACATCCAAGTTAAATATAATGTCTGATAATTTGTTTAACTCATGGAAGAGGTAATCAGAGAGTTGTTCATTGTTTAGTGGTGCGGGATTAGGAGTCCATCTGTTTACAGACTTTACATCCTTTACAGAATAACTCATTGCATTCTACTTCCCCTTGCTCCACTGGGCTGAACATCAAACGCAACCCCATGTAATTTCCAATCTACATCTGTCGTGGATTCTACTTTGAAACCAAAATACTTTCCGCTTACCCTGCACGACACTTTAGACTGGGAGTTTGGGTTAAAGGCTATCGGCCCCTCCCATGTAATTGCCTCTTCCGTACTCATCTGTCTACCAACATATATGTTAACAGAATCATTCCCGCTAACATCCATCTGAGGGTATACTGCTCTGACAAATTTGACACTAGATGGATCACCTAGATCATAACCAGACCTTTCAATATAAGAGGTCATATCGGTGGTATCTTTCTGATTACCGAATGAATCTCTAAATATTTTAGTATTAGATACATCCAAGAATACAAGATTCTTCTTTACGTTATCGTAGTTTCTTTCACCCCAGTTTCCAATACCTTCATTCCAGATATTAGTATTTCCGTCCCACGTTGCACCAGTTGTGATATCTATAATGCCGTGATTAATAAAAGAGGTATCTGGCAAATCTCTGAAAGAGAATGTATTATCTTTCCAATTCCATATTAAGGCTTTGTCTACTACGGATGATCCTGATCTTGGGAAACAAGCAAGCATTTCATTGCGAACATAGTCAGCAGCGACAAAGCATTTCTGATAGTTGTCGCCAGATAAGTCCTCAAACATTGCTCTCCTTACCCTGTTGGGGAGAAGCGGTGTAACTGTCTGTCCATTACAAGTGTAGCAATCAGAGTTGCCTATAAAGAAATGTCCACCATCGTATTCTGCGATAGCGTCTTTAGATAAAGCGCCCACTGTAGGACTTAGAAGTTTAAATGAGAATATATAGGGAGTTCCTACATAGTTCATAATATAGACAGCATCTTCCTTATAGATTAGGAAGGAGTCACCAAGGGGTAGCCCATCTATTATATCCCCGGCAGTATCTGCAAGTTCAAATTCTCCCGCGTCTAAAGTATTATCACTAGCAGCCCAAGTGCTAGGTGGATTTCCAGAAGATGCCTCAGTAGACCATTTGACTAATCTAGGTTCCTGATTATCCCTGCTCCAATTTAACCCAATCAGGAATGTCCTGAAAGCCCTTATAGATTTACAGGTGTACGAAGAGTTGGGCCAATTACGCAACTGCATGAAAGGGGTAGCGGTGCTGGGTATCCCACCAGATAAAGGCCACATCTGCGGAGTGTCAAACCCGTTAGTTGCGACTACTAATCCATTTAGGTTGGTTGTCATCCATCTACGACTTGAAGTGTTTGCTCCATAGTCATCATCTGTGGTCGCTGTAGACCCTGAAGGAGTTACAACAGCGTTATCAGAATGGGCGTATAGGGCAGTACCTGTTAGTGTAATTACACCCGTACCAGTATCTCTGGCGGAGTAAGTTAACTCTTCATACCTGTTTGTCGCTGATGCCACAGGCTCTATGTTAGTTCCAACATGGAGGGTTCCAGATGACGCTAAAGCGGTCAGGGTCGCTCCTGTATCAACAGTGATCGTTGCCGCAGATGCAGATACAGCGCCATTAAGTTGGAGTGTAGACTGTCTGGTTATGTCTATCCAAGTTGTCCCAGTCCATACTGCTATATCTGTTTCACCAAAAGCAATCCAATAGTACAGTCCATTAGAGGTGAGGTATGGCATTATGTAATAAGGGGCGAATGGACAGGTTGCCATTACCTCCTTATATCCAGCAATCTTCTTTACGCCATTGTCAAGGAATCTTACATTGTTTCCATCAGACCAAGCATTAGGCGGTAGGGAATACGGGGGAGTATCCTTTATAATTCCTATTTGGCCTACGTTTTCAATAGGTACTATAGGCATTTACATTCCACCGGGTAGATAAAATCCATTTGAATTCATTTGAATTTCATGTCCTGTTACGCTTGAAGTGGCATAATAGTCAACAGACTTTGAAGTATCAGTTATACTTGTGGAAACATAAGACCTTATATTTGCTGAAATGTGTTCATCATCATACGCCCCACCGCCACCTTCTGTTACACCAATCAAATGACCATTTGATGTTGCGCTTCCAGTTGTTCTCCATTTCCAAGTGCAAGCATTTGTATAAATGCCGTCTGAATCAAACCTCCAACTTAACTCTGCTTCAGAAGAAATAGCAGGAACTCTAGTTAAGGAAATTGCTGTCCAAGCCCCAATAGTAGCAGTGCCGTATGCAAGTTCAGTATAGTCATCATCAAAAGCAACATAATCAGAACCGGAATGATAAAACTTATCAATATTCCCAGATGCGTCAATATAGAAAGCAAATATACATCTGTCACTTGCATTATACCATCCATGCTTAGACTGATTGTATGCGGGGGCAGTCGTAGAGTTTAGAAATGATGCAGCCACTAGTGGGGATGCGGATATTGCAGAGTCATCCATGTAAAGGTACTGCCACTGTGAAGTACCAGCCGCAGAACTAGCCGCATTGCTACCACCAGAACCAATCTGAAAGGTTAATTGGCTATCCCAAGAGTATGCTGCGGTTGTTGTACCGTCTAAGTCATACTCTCCAGAATTGATGTATATCTCATCAGCATCCTTATAGGTAAAGATTGCTCTGTTCAGTGATCCAGCAGTTCTAACTGATGCCCATGCTGTAGCCGTTGCCCCAGAGTTAACTTGTAAAAACTTATTTCCATTACCAGAAATATTTGGAACGGTAGGGGCGTTTGTATTCGATGGGAAACTTGCCTGTATTGTAGATTTAATTAATCTAAGATGATCGTCACCCTGACTAATAGCATCTGTTCCCGGAGGATTAGTGCTTACTAAATCCTTAATGTATGTTCCTGATTCTAATGCCATGTTCTATACCTTCGGATATTTAGTTTTGATTGCCTGTCTTAGCCCTTCAAGCCTTGTTACTGATGCCATACGTTCCTCGACCACTCCTTCCCACATGGCTACCACGAGTTCGTCAATAGATGGGTATTCTGCTTGGCGGTTGCGGGCGTATGCTTGTGAGTCGCGTTCTGCTTGCCACTCTGCTTGAGCAGTTTCTATCTCTGCCTCAGATGGCTGTGGTGATGCACTCATCCATCGTGCAATGAATGTATCGCCCCCATCATTCTGTAATGAGAAGTCTACTTCCGCCATGAATCCTAGTTGAGATAGCCCCTGTGATGTAATCATATTAAAGTCCTATCATCTTGTATGCGCCAACGGTGGTATAACCATCACCGCCACCGATAGACCCAGTATTGCTATCCACATCTTTGAAATAGGCGTAAAACTCAATATAATCCGCAGCAGATAGATCATGTATAAAAGAAAAATTATGTGTGGCAGCATTACCAGAATTCATTTGAAAACTAAAGTAGTCCGACATCACATCAGAACCATTCTTCCTAACGTAAAGGTAACTATGCTCATGTAAACTATTCCCGCTGGCGTTGATCCTAGATTTTACATATATACAATATTTTCCACCTTCCCCTGCGGGAACAGTGAACCGGTAATTTGTTGTATTATCGTAAGCAGAGTCGGTGTCAAAATCCTCTGTGTTGCATAGAATTTTTGTAGTAGTTTCATTAGATAGTGACTGATTTGCGCTTAGGGTTGCTTGAAATGCTGGAGTGTTGTCACCGCTACTGAACCCTGTAGCAGTGCCTGAGTTTGTTATAGTCGCGCCTGATGCGACTGTCAGAGTCGCGCCTGATGGCACTGTAAAAGTATCGCCGCTATCTCCTATGGTTCCCGCAACGCCTGTGCTGGGACTCCATTTGTCGGCCTGAATTTCACTAGCCATTATTTATACTCCCATCATTTCGGGAACCTTGCTTTAACTTCTTCAATATGGTCATACCATGTCCTTGTGCGTGGTGTACTAACTAAATCCCAATACTGCATATCCAGTTGATCGCCTATGGATGCGTAAGCGGTAGCGCGGTCACGTTGGTATTGGTTTGCATCCCATTCTGTTTGCCACTCAGCGTGGGCGGTTTCTATTTCCGCGACAGATGGTTGCGCTTGGTCTGATTTCCACTCTGCTACATAAACACCGTTTCCGTCACCGTCATCTTGTAATGAGAAATCTACTTCTGGCGTGAACCCTAGTTGAACTAATCCCGTTATTGTAATCATCTTAAAGTCCTATCATCTTATAGCCGCCAACATGAGTATTTCTCAGGTATGAACCACCTTGAAGGTCTGAGTTGTAACCGATGTAAGTAGATGATTGAACATAAAACTCAACAGTATCAGCGGCAGATAAGGTTGCAATACCTGCGACATCACCATACTCCCAGTTTAATGCGTAGCCACCTTTATTAGTATTTGCAAAAGATGCGGTTGTGTTAGTTTCTGAATTTATACGAATCTGAAGTGTAAAGTTTGTTCCTGTATTAGACGCGCCACCTCCGTACAAAATATTTGCATTAGCGTAAAAATAATATTTGCCACCTTCCCCAGCAGGAACTGTAAATCTATAATTTGTAGCGTTGTCATAAGCGGAATCAGTGTCAAAATCTTCTGTATTACACGGAAATTTAGTCCATGTACCGTTTGCTAAAGTCAGATTTGCACTCAAGTACGCTTGAAAGGCTGGAGTGTTATCACTACCAAACCCTGTCGCTGTACCACTGTTCGTTATAGTTCCACCACTCGCAACCGTCAGCGTTCCCCCACTCGGGATCGTTAGCCCACTGTCCTTGATTGTGACCCCATCGACTGCAACACCATTTGCGGCAGTGCGTTCAGAGATCGTGTCTACCTTTACTTCACTCACAGTATCGCCTCAATCTCCGCGTCTGTAAGGCCGAGTGCTTTTAGTTTCGCATTAGCAGAGGCTTTATCAGCGGCTTTCTGGACTTCTTCAGCGGTTGGCTCAGGGTCTGGCTCAACAGGGCGAGCAACGAAACTACCGTTGTATGTGCCGCCTATGTAGGCGTTCTCGTCTGCTTGGATAAGTTCACCGTCCACCGCTATTTGAAAACTGGCTGATCCATCCCACTCAACGAGATTAGTGACGAGAGAGTTTTCTACTATTGCATATTTCATAATTGTATTCTCTTATTTGTATTCTTCAACCAAAATTAAACCTGCTCCGCCAGCGCCACCGTTGCCGCCGTCATAAGCAGCGCCGCCTCCACCGGAGCCAGAATTTGTCCCAGCACCTTGACCAGCGCCGTTAAACGAAGGGCCCCCAGCACCACCCGCAGCACCGGCAAAAACACTGCTTCCACCACTGCCACCGTTGTACTGGTAATTAATATTACCTGCGCCGCCACTTAAATTAACATCTCCACTAGAACCTACCCCAGCAGCGGAGCCAATAGTGCCGTTGTAAACTCCGCCACCGCCACCTGTAGCAGAACAATGCGCTCCAAACGAACTCGTGCCTCCCGCCGATCCATTAGAAGCAGTACCTCCACCCGAGCCTCCAGTGCCAATAGTTACCGTTACGGAAGATATAGCAGAAACATCAATAAATTTTTTAGAATAACCTCCTGCTGCACCACCGTGACCACCTAGATAGGCACTCGCTCCTTGCGAACCACTTGCTCCCCCACCCGCTCCTTGTACTTCCACTATAATTTTCGTAATCCCACTTGGACGAGTCCATGTGCCACTAGAGGTAAAGGTTTGTACTGAGTTAAGACCGCTTGAAAATCCAGTAGCAGTACCACTATTCGTTATAGTTGCACCTGACGGGATAGTTACGGTGTCGCCGCTATCTCCTATCTGGAGCGCAGTTCCTGTAGCAGGGCTTATTTTATTTGCTTTGACTTCGCTTGCCATTATTTGTACTCCTGAACATATACCAATCCACTGGCAGCGGCTGGAGATGCTGTGGCGTGTTTTGCTCCGCCACCCATCCCCCCTATAGTATTTTGGGTATGGTTACTGTGTTGGCCCATACCCCAATACGAGGCTCCGCCGTGATTTTGGTAAATGCCATCGCCGCCAACAAAGTTCATATCTCCACCAGACGAACCGCTGCCACCTCCCGTAC